TGTTTTTATGGTTGGCGAAACACTTATGAAAGAAAAGCATTTGTTTCTGAAAACCCTGAGTATGGCAAAGAAGATTTTGAAAGATCAATCCGTTATTATATAGCAGATAAAGGTGTTACTAGATTTAATTATGTAGCACCTAAGACTAAATACTATTCAGAAGATGGCGGTATTCAGAATTATAGAACTATTGAGTATGAAGAAATAGCAGTTCAATGGTTATTAAAAGAATTTCCTCTATTTTGTAAAAGAAAAACAAAAGGAAGTAGCAAGTTTCCAGAAGTCAGATTAATTGACCAAAGAAAAAAAATAACATAATAATTACAAAAACCCACACTCTGGGTATAAGAGGTGAAACATGAAAGATAAAAAAACAGTCGGAAGACCGAAGTTTGAATTAGATACAAACATTCTTGAAAAATTAGCATCAATATTGTGTACTATGGAAGAAATGGCATCATTTTTTGGTTGTTCAGTAGATACCTTAGAACGCAATTTTGCGGATACTATAAAAAAGGGCAGAGAGCAGGGCAAAATATCTTTAAGAAGATTACAATTTGAAAAAGCCCAATCAGGCAATACTACGATGTTGATATGGCTAGGCAAACAGATACTAGGCCAAAAAGAAAAGATAGAAACTAGCGAGAACAACGATCCTTTACCATGGTCGTATGATTAATGGGATTAACTAAGCCTCAGCAAACAGTAATTGAAAGCAGTGCTAGGTTTAGAGTATTAATCAGTGGTCGTAGATTTGGTAAAACATTCTTAGCCATTAATGAATTAGCAAGATTTGCTCGCTATCCTAAAAAGAAAGTATGGTATGTCGCACCTTCTTATCGTATGGCAAAGAATATTGTTTGGAATGATCTGATAGATAGATTATACAAACACAAATGGGTAGATAAGATTAACCATGCTGATTTATCCGTTAATTTAAAAAATGGCTCTACGATAAGTTTGCGTGGTGCTGATAATGAACAAAGCCTTAGAGGAGTAGGATTAGATTTCTTAGTATTAGATGAATTTGCCGATATCCGAGATACTGCTTGGACCGAAGTCCTTAGACCAACTCTTTCAGATAGAGGTGGCCATTGTTTATTTACAGGAACACCTAGAGGTTACGGGAATTGGTCTTACAATCTTTTTTTAAAAGCTGAAACAGATAAAGAATGGGCAAGTTTTAAATATACTACCTTAGAAGGTGGCCAAGTATCAGCAAACGAAATAGAACAAGCTAGATACGACCTAGACGAAAGAACATTTCAACAAGAATACGAAGCATCTTTTGTTAATTATGCAGGTGCTATCTATTATAACTTTGATAGGACTAAGAATATCATTGAAGAATATCAACCCAAATCAAGAATTATACATGTGGGTATGGACTTCAACATTGACCCGATGGTATGTGTAATATCTGAAATTATCAATGATGTGATTTATATTTATGATGAAATACAAATCTATTCTAGTAATACGCAAGAAATGGCACAAGAAATAATGAACAAATATCAAGGCTATAATATAACTGTATATCCTGACCCTGCCTCTAAACAACGCAAGACATCAGCAGGTGGTATAACTGATTTAGCCATATTAAAGAACGCAGGTTTCAATTTAAAAGTTAGAAACAACCACCCATTAATTAGAGATAGGATAAATTCTGTTAATGCGAAACTAAAAAACGCAAAAGGCAAAAATAGTTTATTTATTGCGTCAAAGTGTAAAAATGTTATAAAAAGTTTGGAAAGGCAAATTTACAAAGATGGCACATCAATTCCTGACAAAGATAGTGGGTACGACCATTTTAATGATGCTTTAGGTTATATGATTGAATATTTATATCCGCTGAGAAGAGAATTTAAACCAAACAGACCTATGAGGTGGTCATAATGGCAAATTATACAAGAGAATTTTTAACATCACGACACAAACACTATGAAGAAAAAATTAGTGATTGGGCTTTCCATTATAGATCATATACAGGCGGACAAGATTATCAGAATGGTTTTTTATTAAACAGGTATGTTTTAGAAACTGATGAAGAATATTTAAAACGAGCAAACAATACACCGATTGACAATCACTGTAAAAATGTAGTTCAAATTTATTCCTCATTTTTATTTAGAGTTCCCCCTACTAGAGATTATGGAACATTAGACGGCGACCCTGCGATAGATAGTTTTATTAAAGATGCTGACCTTGACGGCAGGTCTTTCAACAATGTCATTAAAGAAATGCAAATTAGTGCATCAATTTATGGAACTTGTTGGGCTATCATTGATAAGCCAAGAATGGTGACAAAAACTAGAGCAGAAGAACTACAACAAGATATTAGGCCTTATATTAGTTTATATACTCCTGAGAATGTATTAAATTGGAACTTTGAAAGATTAGCTAACGGCAGATTCTTTTTAACTTCACTAACATTAGTAGAAGATATTATTGACGATACTGCTTTAATTAAAGTTTGGTCATTAGAAGATATTTGTACTTATGAAGTAGATGATTTTTCTAAACCCTATGCAGAAGGCAAAGTAAGATTAATTGATGAAGTGCCTAATATGTTAGGCGAGATTCCTGCAGTTGTTTTATATAATCAGAAATCTCAACGCAGAGGCATAGGTATATCTGATTTGAATGATGTCGCTGAATTACAAAAAGCTATTTACAATGATTATTCAGAAATTGAACAGCTAATCAGATTATCAAACCACCCTAGTTTAGTAAAGACACCCAATGTAGAAGCTAGTGCAGGTGCAGGAAGTATAATTGAAATGCCTGAAGATTTATCAGCAGATTTAAAGCCCTATATCATACAACCAAGTTCACAATCTTTAGATGCTATTATGAATAATATTAACATGAAGGTAGAAGCGATTAATAGAATTACACACATGGGTGCGGTTAGAGCAACTCAAGATAGAGTACAATCAGGAATAGCATTACAAACAGAGTTTCAATTACTTAACGCAAGACTTGCTGAAAAGGCAGATTATTTACAAAATGCTGAAGAACAGATTTGGTCATTATTTGCTAAATGGCAAAACAAAGTATTTGATGGCGAAATAATTTACCCAGAGAGTTTTGACCTAAGGGATTATGCGAGTGATCTTGAATATTTACAAAGAGCAAAAGCAAGTGGGGTACAGTCATCAACATTCATTAAAGAAATTGATAAACAGATTGCTAGAGCAGTAGTAGATGATGACGAACAAATTAGAGTTATTGATAATGAGATTGACAGTCAGCCAAGTGCGATAGGTCAGTTTAGTACACCCACAATAGAAGGTGAACAAGTTGCCTAAATTTGACGATCAGAATATTGATTTACCTTTTGGTGTTCCTGTTCAAAAAGGAATAGTAGATAATTTTAGTGGAATTCAAAAGTTTGGTTATAATCCCTCAGTTCCTACAACATTTGAAACTATTTGTGATGCTTCAACAAACTATGTTTATCCAACAAGTGCAACAACTGCCACTGTAACAAGTTCAGATACAGTTAGTGATAATGACGGAACAGTAGAAATACAAGGCTTAGATGCTAGTTATAATTTACAAACTGCAACAGCTACTATTGGTGGAAGTGCTACTACTGAATCTTTTATCAGAGTTTTTAGGGTTAGAATGATTACTGCAAACACAGGCAGTTCTAATGTTGGTACAATTACAGTTACAGTAGATAGTAAAACAGTAGCACAGATATTACCTGACAATGGGCAGACTTTAATGTGCGTTTATACAATCCCTGCAAATCATAAAGGTTATTTATTATCTTTAAATGGTGGAACATCTAAACAAAAAGAAGTTGAATTTAAGTTATTAAGTAAATCAATTACTAATGGTAATGTGTTTAACACTAAAGCATATCAATCAACTTTTGGTATGTCATTTACAAGACATTATTTAATTCCTGAAGTATTTACTGAAAAAACTGATATTGAAATCAGAGCCAAAGCAGATGCAACAACATCTGTATCAGCAGGTTTTGAATTGTTATTAGAGGATATTACTTATTCAGGGTAAGACTGTATCAGTCCAAGAATATTGTAATTGGACACATCAACAACATAATCAAAAGAAATGCCATTGTGGTAAGTTTGCCTGTATGGGATATTCTTATAGATTTGGAATGTTAGAATTATTATGTTATACCCACTATCAAGAAAGGATTAAGCAATGCCACTCAAAAAAGGATATGGGAAGAAAACAATCGCAAGTAACATTAAAAGAGAACTCAAAGCAGGAAAGCCAAGAAAACAAGCAATCGCTATTGCTTTAGCATCTGCACGTAAATCAAAAAAGAAGAAAAAATAATGCCAAAGAAAAAATCAGTATGGGAAAAGAAAAGGCCTAAGGGATTAGGTAAACCGAAATCATTTAATAAAAAAACTAAAAAATATAAATCTGCAAAAAGAAAAGCAGATAGTGTTTTTGGCAAGGCGGTCAGCTTAGTTAAAAATTTATATATATCAAAGTTGGTGAAATAATGGCTAAGTATCAAGGCAGAACTGTATCTCTAAACAAACCATTTAGAACACCCAATCAATCAAAAAAGTTTGCTGTCTATGTTAAAGATAGATCAACAGGTAATGTTAAAAAGGTTAGGTTTGGTGACCCTAATATGAAAATTAAAAAATCTATACCTGCTAGGCAGAGATCGTTTATGGCTAGGCATGGTGCTATCCTTAAAAAAGTCACAGGTCAAAAATCTTTAGCACCTGTTTATTGGGCAATTAAATCTTGGCGAAAAGGCTTCAAGGTATAATGAATGTCAAAACAAAAAACACTTGATAGATTAATCAATACCCATGAAGAAAGAATTATCGGTGTTCTTAAGAAATTAGAAGACAGAATACGAGCAGAATTAACTTCTCAAACTAAAGGCGGTAGTAATTTCAGTACTCAATTTGCTATTGCGTACAGGCCTCAAATCAAATCATTAATTCAAGGTATTTATTTAAAAGAAGCTGATGCAATAATTAATGAATATGATGAGATAGTCAAAGAATACCAAAAGTTTATAAAGAAATTACCTGTTCCTAGAGATTTCAAAGTATTACAAAAAGCTGATTTAGAAGTTATTACACAATTAAAATTCTTGTCATTTAGTGGATTTCAAGAGATTGCTAATGGGTTTTTAGACACTATATCAAACGAAGTATATCAATCAGCATTAATAGGCAGATCATTTAATGATATGGTCAAAAATATAGCAGGGCAAATAAACGGAATATATCAAAGGTCAAACGAGAATGAGATTAACCGATTAGTAGATTATATTGAAAAAAATAGATATTCCTCAAATAAAACAATCGTAGATAAGGTTAATACTGCTAAAAATACACTCGCTAGTAAATATGGTGCTGACATATTAGGGAACAATATGCGTAAATATTCTGGCCAAATAGCCCATGATTCAATAATGCAATTTGACGGGCAGTTTGTTAAATATAAAGCAGATCAATCGGGAATTAAGCAATTTAAATATTCTGGAACAAGGATTGATACTACAAGAGATTTCTGTGCTAGGCATATAGGCGGAG